AAGAACCTGAAGTACCACTTGAACCTGATGTTCCTGAACTTCCTGAAGAACCTGAAGTACCACTTGAACCTGATGTTCCTGAAGAACCACTTGAACCTGAACTACCGCTAGTTCCTGATGAACCACTCGTACCACTTGAACCTGATGTTCCTGAGCTTCCACTAGTTCCTGAAGAACCACTTGAACCTGATGTTCCCGAAGAACCTGAAGAACCTGAGCTACCGCTAGTTCCTGAAGAACCTGAGCTACCGCTAGTTCCTGAAGAACCTGAAGTACCACTTGAACCAGATGTTCCTGAAGAACCACTTGAACCTGAGCTACCGCTAGTTCCTGAAGAACCGCTTGTTCCACTTGAACCTGATGTTCCTGAACTTCCTGATGAACCTGAGCTACCGCTAGTTCCTGAAGAACCTGAAGTACCACTTGAACCTGATGTTCCTGAACTTCCTGAAGAACCTGAAGTACCACTTGAACCTGATGTTCCTGAAGAACCACTTGAACCTGAACTACCGCTAGTTCCTGATGAACCACTTGTACCACTTGAACCTGAGCTACCACTAGTTCCTGATGAACCACTTGTACCACTTGAACCTGATGTTCCTGAAGAACCACTTGAACCTGAGCTACCGCTAGTTCCTGATGAACCTGAAGTACCACTTGAACCTGATGTTCCCGAAGAACCTGAAGAACCACTTGAACCGCTAGTTCCTGATGAACCTGAGCTACCGCTAGTTCCTGATGAACCACTTGTACCACTTGAACCTGATGTTCCTGAACTTCCTGATGAACCTGAGCTACCGCTAGTTCCTGAAGAACCACTTGTTCCACTTGAACCTGAAGTACCACTTGAACCGCTAGTTCCTGAAGAACCACTTGAACCTGAGCTACCGCTAGTTCCTGATGAACCTGATGTCCCATTTACTCCACTTAACCCTGAAGTACCACTTGAGCCTGATGTTCCTGAAGAACCTGAAGAACCTGAAGAACCTGATGTTCCGCTACTTCCCGATGTTCCTGAAGAGCCACTTGTACCACTTGAACCTGATGTTCCTGAACTTCCTGATGAACCTGAGCTACCACTAGTTCCTGATGAACCACTTGTACCACTTGTACCACTTGAACCTGATGTTCCTGAAGAACCACTTGAACCTGATGTTCCTGAACTTCCTGATGAACCTGAGCTACCGCTAGTTCCTGAAGAACCACTTGAACCTGATGTTCCTGAAGAACCTGAAGTACCACTTGAACCTGATGTTCCTGAAGAACCTGAAGAACCACTTGAACCTGAGCTACCGCTAGTTCCTGAAGAACCACTTGTACCACTTGAACCTGATGTTCCCGAAGAACCTGAAGAACCACTTGAACCGCTAGTTCCTGATGAACCACTTGTACCACTTGAACCTGAGCTACCGCTAGTTCCTGATGAACCACTTGTACCACTTGAACCTGATGTTCCTGAACTTCCTGATGAACCTGAGCTACCGCTAGTTCCTGAAGAACCACTTGTTCCACTTGAACCTGATGTTCCTGAAGAACCTGAGCTACCGCTAGTTCCTGAAGAACCGCTAGTTCCTGATGAACCACTTGTTCCACTTGAACCTGATGTTCCTGATGTTCCTGAAGAACCTGAGCTACCGCTAGTTCCTGAAGAACCACTTGTTCCTGATGAACCTGAAGAACCGCTAGTTCCTGATGAACCACTTGTTCCACTTGAACCTGAGCTACCACTGCTTCCTGATGTTCCTGAAGAACCTGAGCTACCACTAGTTCCTGAAGAACCTGAGCTACCGCTAGTTCCTGAAGAACCGCTAGTTCCTGAAGAACCTGATGTTCCACTTGAACCTGATGTTCCTGATGTTCCTGAAGAACCTGAGCTACCGCTAGTTCCTGAAGAACCACTTGTTCCTGAAGAACCTGAAGAACCGCTAGTTCCTGAAGAACCACTTGTTCCACTTGAACCTGAGCTACCACTGCTTCCTGATGTTCCTGAAGAACCTGAGCTACCACTAGTTCCTGAAGAACCTGATGTTCCTGAAGAACCACTTGAACCTGACGTTCCTGATGAACCTGAGCTTCCTGATGAACCACTTGTTCCACTTGAACCAGATGTTCCTGAAGAACCTGAAGAACCACTTGAACCTGAGCTTCCTGAAGTACCTGAAGTACCATCTACCCCTGAAATAATATAATTTGTTCCATTACTTTCAACTTGTAATGAACCATATTGGCCTAATGTTATAGAAGATTGACCATCAATTAACCCCGCGCTAGTATCAACAGTAATGACACCATTACCTGAATTTTTAATAAAATAAATTTTTCCTGTTATATTAGCAGGTGATGGTAATGTTGCGGTATAAGTACCGCCAGTATACTCAATACCATAGTCATCAAAGCCTATGTTATAGTTACTATTTTTCTGTATTAAGGGGAATGTTACGCTTCCTAAAGATATAATACCTTTACGAGCGACAAATTGATTTGGATTTATTGCCATTTTTTATTTCTTTTTTCACTTTCCAAAAGAAAAACTCTTTTATGTTTATTATCAATAAATACATTACGAATTTCTTTTGGTAATAAAAGCATAAAAAAACACCACCTTTTTTAGGAGGTGGTAAATATTAATATAATAGTAATGTTTTTAGAGTCCGTATATTGATTTGGTTATGTAAAGGTTAAACTCCAAGATAATAATTCTTGGTTATCGTTAGCACCCCCTGTTCCTGCTCCAAATCCCATATAGTAAGAACCTGTGTCAAATGAGAAACTAGTAAATGTTTTATTTGGTGAACCAGGTTTACTATTTGTTGTATTGTAATAAAGTGCGAATGTTTGTGCAGAATGATTATAGTCACCCCAAAAATACAATGTTTGTCTCCAAAATCCTGAACTAACACTTGTTGCACCTTGTGAAACGTTATTTTTATACCAAGTATAATTGTTGTTTGTATATGTTAAGAATGTAATTGCATTTATTGCATTAGTAATTAAACCAACTCCACCACCTGTAGAACCATTTGTATTATTTGTTGTTGTCCATTGTACACAATATCCATCAGCACCTGAGCCTCCTCCAATAAATGTTGACCATTGAGTTGAGAAGTTTCTGTTATATTGAATTGCGGTTGTTCTATAAACATTACCAACCTGACCCGCAGTAGCCGTTGTTAAATAAAGAATGTTTGATGATAGTGATACGTTACCAACAGAAACAGTACCTCCAGTTGACGCAAAGTTAGAATAACTAAATCCTTGTGCGTTTATATTTGTTGGAGTTGGTGTTTGAGTTTTAGTAGGTGTAATTGTTGTCGTTTGAGTATTTGTTGGTGTTACAGTTGGCGTTTTAGTATTGGTCGGTGTAATTGTATTTGTTGGGGTTATAGTTGGTGTCGGGGTTGGAGTTGGTGTAAGAAAAATCCAAGAATTCCAATATCCGTTAGTGGTTAACCATGTTGATGCATCATTTCCAGATGAAAATGTTTGTGGTGTTCCATATTGATTTGAAACATATTGAGCCAAACCAATAAATGAATTGTCAGTAAAATCATCCGTCCTATAAAATCCAACTGATGCGGTAACTCCTGATACAGGTGTTGGTTGTGTATTACCTGATACAGGTACCGCAATCACATAACCCAATTCTTCATCGGGTCCATCCCAAAATTTTGGACTGTTTGTAAATCCTGAGGTAGGAACTCCTACCGCCAAACTTCCAACTTGTATTGTCCCCGCAATTGCTGAACCTATGTTATACGAGAATGGTCTTGCTGTAGCCATTATTGTTTCTTATTATGATTATTCCCACCTTTTTAGGGGTGGGATTTATTATTTAATATACTACTCTTACCGATAATCTAATCGTCCATGTTCCACTCGTTACTACTGAGTTGAAGTTTACATTTGCTCCCGATACGGTTACGGTAAATCCTAATCCTATTGTTGAACCATTCAAGTCAGGTGTTGAAGTATCTGTAAATGCAGCACCACTACTATCCCATGTCGCCATTACAGTTCCAAGTCTCTTATTATCCGAACCATCTATGACACAATAGTCAAAGAACGCTCCACACCCACTTAAGGTCGGTATTTGATAAAGAGACGTACTAGTAGTTACTCCAGTATTTACATCACTCTGTATTCTTTGTGTACCAATCAAACTTAAGTATGTACCATCAAACGTGAAACCTGATTGAGCTATTGCTCCGTCTGTTGTTCCATCTGATGTTAGAATTCTTGTTAAACCAGGGTCAGTAACTGCACTAAATCCTGTTCCTGATGTTCCTGAAGAACCTGAGCTACCGCTAGTTCCTGATGAACCACTTGAACCTGATGTTCCTGAAGTTCCGCTAGTTCCTGATGAACCACTTGAACCTGAAGTTCCGCTAGTTCCTGAAGAACCACTTGAACCTGATGTTCCTGAAGAACCTGAGCTACCTGAAGTACCATCGCTACCGCTAGTTCCTGAAGAACCACTTGAACCTGATGTTCCTGAACTTCCTGATGTACCACTTGAACCTGATGTTCCTGAAGTTCCGCTAGTTCCTGATGAACCACTTGAACCTGATGTTCCTGAAGTTCCGCTAGTTCCTGAAGAACCTGAGCTTCCGCTAGTTCCTGATGAACCACTTGAACCTGAAGTTCCGCTAGTTCCTGAAGAACCGCTTGAACCTGATGTTCCTGAGCTACCACTAGTTCCTGATGAACCTGAAGTACCATCCGAACCTGAAGTTCCGCTAGTTCCTGAAGAACCTGAACTACCATCTGTACCTGAAGTTCCGCTAGTTCCCGATGTTCCACTTGAACCTGAAGTTCCGCTAGTTCCCGAAGAACCACTTGTTCCACTTGAACCTGAAGTTCCTGAAGAACCTGATGTTCCGCTAGTTCCTGAAGAACCACTTGAACCTGATGTTCCACTGCTACCTGAAGTTCCCGAAGAACCACTTGAACCTGAAGTTCCGCTAGTTCCTGAAGAACCACTTGTTCCTGAGCTACCCGAAGTACCATCCGAACCTGAAGTTCCTGAGCTACCGCTAGTTCCTGATGAACCACTTGAACCACTTGTTCCGCTTGAACCTGATGTTCCTGAAGTACCATCGCTACCGCTAGTTCCTGAAGAACCACTTGAACCTGATGTTCCTGAACTTCCTGATGTACCACTTGAACCTGATGTTCCTGAAGTTCCGCTAGTTCCTGATGAACCACTTGAACCTGATGTTCCTGAAGTTCCGCTAGTTCCTGAAGAACCTGAGCTTCCGCTAGTTCCTGATGAACCACTTGAACCTGAAGTTCCGCTAGTTCCTGAAGAACCGCTTGAACCTGATGTTCCTGAGCTACCACTAGTTCCTGATGAACCTGAAGTACCATCCGAACCTGAAGTTCCGCTAGTTCCTGAAGAACCTGAACTACCATCCGAACCTGAAGTTCCGCTAGTTCCTGATGAACCACTTGAACCTGAAGTTCCACTGCTTCCTGATGTTCCTGATGAACCACTTGAACCTGATGTTCCTGAACTTCCGCTAGTTCCTGAAGAACCACTTGTTCCTGATGTTCCTGAGCTACCGCTAGTTCCTGATGAACCACTTGAACCTGATGTTCCACTGCTACCTGAAGTTCCCGAAGAACCACTTGAACCTGATGTACCATCCGAACCTGAAGTTCCGCTAGTTCCTGAAGAACCACTTGAACCTGAAGTTCCGCTAGTTCCTGAAGAACCACTTGAACCTGAAGTTCCGCTAGTTCCTGAAGAACCACTTGTTCCTGATGTTCCTGAGCTACCGCTAGTTCCTGATGAACCGCTTGAACCTGATGTTCCTGAGCTACCGCTAGTTCCTGACGAACCACTTGTTCCTGAGCTACCCGAAGTACCATCCGAACCTGATGTTCCTGAAGTTCCTGAACTACCCGACGTACCATCTGAACCTGAAGTACCACTAGTTCCATCACTACCTGATGTTCCCGAACTACCTGAAGTTCCGCTTGAACCACTTGTTCCATCACTACCTGAAGTACCACTAGTTCCGTCCGAACCTGATGTACCACTTGTTCCATCACTACCTGACGTTCCTGAAGAACCACTAGTACCATCAGAACCTGAAGTTCCACTAGTACCGTCTGAACCGCTAGTTCCTGAAGAACCACTTGAACCTGAGCTACCACTAGTTCCTGAAGAACCGCTTGTTCCATCACTACCTGAAGTTCCACTTGAACCACTTGTTCCATCGCTACCTGATGTTCCTGAAGTACCGCTTGTTCCGTCGCTACCTGATGTTCCTGAAGTACCACTAGTACCGCTTGTTCCGTCGCTACCTGAAGTTCCTGAAGTACCACTTGAACCACTAGTTCCGTCTGAACCTGAAGTACCGCTAGTACCGCTTGTTCCGTCGCTACCTGATGTTCCTGAAGTACCACTTGAACCACTAGTTCCGTCCGAACCTGAAGTTCCACTAGTACCTGATGTTCCTGATGAACCTGAGCTACCTGATGTTCCTGATGAACCTGAGCTACCTGAAGTTCCTGAAGTACCACTTGAACCACTAGTTCCGTCTGAACCTGAAGTACCGCTAGTACCGCTTGTTCCGTCGCTACCTGATGTTCCTGAAGTACCACTTGAACCACTAGTTCCGTCCGAACCTGAAGTTCCACTAGTACCTGATGTTCCTGATGAACCTGAGCTACCTGAAGTTCCTGAAGTACCACTTGAACCACTAGTTCCGTCTGAACCTGAAGTACCGCTAGTACCATCACTACCTGAAGTTCCATTTGAACCACTTGTTCCATCGCTACCTGATGTTCCTGAAGTACCGCTTGTTCCGTCTGAACCTGAAGTACCACTTGTTCCGTCGCTACCTGATGTTCCTGAAGAACCACTTGAACCACTAGTTCCATCACTACCTGAAGTTCCACTAGTTCCGTCAGTTCCGTCTACACCACTTATTCCTGAAGTTCCTGAAGTACCGCTTGTTCCATCGCTACCTGAAGTTCCACTTGAGCCACTAGTTCCATCACTACCTGATGTTCCTGAAGAACCGCTAGTTCCGTCTGAACCACTAGTACCTGAAGTTCCGCTAGTACCATCAGAACCTGAAGTACCGCTTGTACCATCTGAGCCGCTAGTTCCTGAAGTTCCGCTTGTACCATCGCTACCTGAAGTTCCACTTGAACCACTTGTACCATCGTTACCTGAAGTTCCACTTGAACCACTTGTACCATCACTACCTGAAGTACCGCTTGTTCCATCACTACCTGATGTTCCTGAAGTTCCGCTAGTTCCGTCTGAACCACTAGTACCTGAAGAACCACTTGTACCATCACTACCTGAAGTACCGCTTGTTCCATCACTACCTGAAGTACCTGAAGAACCACTTGTTCCGTCGCTACCTGATGTTCCTGAACTACCAGATGTTCCGTCTGAACCGCTAGTACCTGAAGTTCCTGAAGAACCACTAGTTCCGTCGGAACCTGAAGTACCATCAGAACCTGAAGTACCACTTGTTCCATCACTACCTGAAGTTCCTGAAGTACCGCTAGTTCCGTCTGAACCACTAGTACCTGAAGTTCCGCTTGTTCCATCGCTACCTGAAGTTCCACTTGTTCCATCGCTACCTGAAGTTCCACTTGTACCATCTGAACCACTAGTACCTGAAGTTCCGCTAGTACCATCAGAACCTGAAGTACCGCTTGTTCCATCGCTACCTGAAGTTCCACTTGAACCACTTGTTCCATCGCTACCTGAAGTACCGCTTGTACCATCGCTACCTGAAGTTCCACTTGTACCATCGCTACCTGAAGTTCCACTTGAACCACTTGTACCATCACTACCTGAAGTACCGCTTGTTCCATCACTACCTGATGTTCCTGAAGTTCCGTCTGAACCACTAGTACCTGAAGAACCACTAGTACCTGAAGAACCACTTGTACCATCACTACCTGAAGTACCTGAAGAACCACTTGTTCCGTCGCTACCTGATGTTCCTGAAGTTCCGCTAGTTCCGTCTGAACCACTAGTACCTGAAGTACCGCTTGTTCCATCACTACCTGAAGTTCCTGAACTACCAGATGTTCCGTCTGAACCGCTAGTACCTGAAGTTCCTGAAGAACCACTAGTTCCGTCTGAACCTGAAGTTCCACTAGTTCCTGAAGAACCACTTGTACCGTCGCTACCTGATGAACCATCACTACCTGAAGTTCCGCTTGTTCCATCGCTACCTGAAGTTCCTGAAGAACCACTTGTTCCATCGCTACCTGAAGTTCCACTTGTACCATCTGAACCTGAAGTTCCAGAAGAACCACTTGTTCCATCGCTACCTGAAGTTCCACTTGTACCATCTGAACCACTAGTACCTGAAGTTCCTGAAGAACCACTTGTACCGTCGCTACCTGATGAACCATCACTACCTGAAGTTCCACTAGTACCATCAGAACCTGAAGTTCCTGAAGAACCACTTGTTCCATCGCTACCTGAAGTTCCACTTGTTCCATCGCTACCTGATGAACCATCACTACCTGAAGTTCCTGAAGAACCACTTGTTCCATCGCTACCTGAAGTACCTGAAGTACCGTTAGTTCCGTCTGAACCTGAAGTTCCACTAGTTCCGTCAGTTCCGTCTACACCACTTATTCCTGAAGTACCTGAAGAACCACTTGTTCCGTCTGAACCGCTAGTTCCTGATGTTCCATCACTACCTGATGTTCCGCTAGTTCCATCTGAACCGCTAGTTCCTGATGTACCATCACTACCTGAAGTTCCATCCGAACCTGAAGTACCGCTAGTTCCTGAAGAACCATCCGTTCCGCTAGTTCCTGAAGAACCGTCTGTACCTGAAGTTCCGCTAGTTCCTGAACTACCATCCGTTCCGCTAGTTCCTGAAGTACCATCCGTACCTGAAGTACCGCTTGAACCATCCGTTCCGCTTGTTCCTGAACTACCGTCAGTACCTGAAGTACCTGAAGTTCCGCTAGTTCCTGAACTACCATCCGTTCCGCTAGTTCCTGAAGTACCGCTAGTCCCTGATGAACCATCTGAACCTGAAGTACCGCTAGTTCCTGAAGAACCATCTGTTCCGCTAGTTCCTGAAGAACCATCCGTTCCGCTAGTTCCTGAAGAACCGTCTGTACCTGAAGTTCCGCTAGTTCCTGAACTACCATCCGTTCCGCTAGTTCCTGAAGAACCATCTGTTCCGCTAATTCCTGAAGTACCATCTGTTCCACTTGTTCCCGAAGTTCCTGAAGAACCATCTGTTCCACTTGTACCCGAAGTTCCTGAAGTTCCGCTTGAGCCGTCTGTACCGCTAGTTCCTGACGAACCATCCGTACCACTTGAACCTGACGTACCACTTGAACCTGACGTACCACTTGAACCTGACGTACCATTTGAACCTTGTGTACCTACAAGACAAAGAGTAACTCCTGCCTGTGTTTTATAACCAGGATTTTGAGAATATGTAATAACCGCAACCAAAGCTCCTGTTGAAGCGGTATAACCACTAATTAACATATATTCTATAATGTCATCAGGAGCATAAACACTTAATGTTTGTCCAGGACCCCATGACATATTTGGATACGAAGGTCCATTGTAAGGCTGTGCTACCGCTTGAAAATAATAATCACCTGCTAAGAATGGTGTACAAATTAAGGCCGATGTACCTGATGTTCCATCCGAACCTGAAGTTCCGTCTGAACCGCTAGTTCCTGAAGTTCCATCTGAACCTGAAGTACCACTTGTACCGTCTGAACCTGAAGTACCGCTAGTTCCATCTGAACCACTAGTACCTGATGTTCCATCGCTACCTGAAGTTCCACTAGTTCCTGAACTACCATCTGTACCGCTAGTTCCTGATGTTCCATCACTACCTGAAGTTCCGCTAGTTCCGTCTGAACCGCTAGTTCCATCTGAACCTGAAGTTCCATCGCTACCTGAAGTTCCGCTAGTACCACTTGTTCCATCTGAACCGCTAGTTCCATCGCTACCTGAAGTTCCTGAAGAACCACTAGTTCCGTCTGAACCTGAAGTACCACTAGTTCCGTCTGAACCGCTAGTACCTGAAGAACCACTAGTTCCGTCTGAACCTGAAGTACCACTTGTTCCGTCTGAACCGCTAGTTCCATCTGAACCTGAAGTACCGCTAGTTCCGTCTGAACCGCTAGTACCTGAAGAACCATCTGTACCACTTGTTCCTGAAGTTCCATCTGAACCGCTAGTTCCATCTGAACCTGAAGTACCACTTGTACCTGATGAACCGCTAGTTCCATCTGAACCTGAAGTTCCTGAAGAACCACTAGTTCCATCGCTACCTGAAGTACCGCTTGAACCACTAGTTCCATCTGAACCTGAAGTTCCACTTGTTCCGTCAGTACCTGAAGTACCGCTTGTACCATCGCTACCTGAAGTACCGCTTGTACCATCGCTACCTGAAGTACCGCTTGTACCATCTGAGCCGCTAGTTCCTGATGTACCACTAGTTCCTGAAGAACCGCTTGTTCCATCACTACCTGAAGTACCACTTGTTCCATCTGAACCACTAGTTCCATCTGAACCTGAAGTTCCACTTGTTCCATCGCTACCTGATGTTCCTGAAGAACCACTTGTTCCATCACTACCTGAAGAACCATCTGTTCCGCTAGTTCCTGAAGAACCATCCGTTCCGCTAGTTCCGTCTGTACCACTTGTTCCTGACGAACCATCCGTTCCGCTAGTTCCTGAAGAACCATCCGTTCCGCTAGTTCCGTCTGTACCACTTGTTCCTGAACTACCATCAGTACCTGATGTTCCACTAGTTCCGTCTGTACCTGATGTTCCACTAGTTCCGTCTGTACCACTTGTTCCTGAACTACCATCAGTACCTGATGTTCCACTAGTTCCGTCTGTACCACTTGTTCCTGAAGAACCATCCGTTCCGCTAGTTCCGTCTGTACCACTTGTTCCTGACGAACCATCCGTTCCGCTAGTTCCTGAAGAACCATCTGTTCCGCTAGTTCCTGAAGAACCATCCGTTCCGCTAGTTCCGTCTGTACCACTTGTTCCTGAACTACCATCAGTACCTGATGTTCCACTAGTTCCGTCTGTACCACTAGTTCCTGAAGAACCATCTATTCCACTTGTTCCTGAAGTACCATCTATTCCACTTGTTCCGTCAGTACCTGAAGTACCGCTTGAGCCATCCGTTCCTGAAGTACCACTTGAACCATTCGTTCCTGAAGTACCATCTGTTCCACTAATCCCTGATGAACCATCTGTACCTGAAGTACCGCTTGAACCATCAATACCACTTGTTCCTGAAGTACCACTTGAACCATCAATACCACTTGTTCCTGAAGTTCCGCTTGAACCACTTGTTCCATCACTACCTGAAGTACCACTTCCATTTACAGTTACAGTAATCGCACCTGAACCATCATCTACAACCGTACCACCATTAAATGTGATTCCAGTTACATTAGTAACGGTTGTTGCGCCGTCTCCAACACTAAGAGGACTTCCTCCTCCTGATGTGATTCCAGTAATAACGATATTATCATCATCACTCATGTATAATGTTAACTCGTTAGTTCCACTATCATAAGTTCCACTAACTACCGCAGCGGCAAATCCTGGAACAGTTACTGTTCCTCCCGTACTATTATATAAATCTAAAGTTGTTGTGGCCGAATAATATGTACCACCTGTAATTTGAACATCTGAACCATAAAATATTTTCCATCTCGCATCAACATGACTAACACCATTAACACCTTCAATTGTTGAACCTGTCCAAGCGGCAATGAAATCTCTACCTGCTTGTGAACGACTGTTAACAACCGTACCATAATCACTAACAGTTATAGCAGAACTACCCGTAAGTCCAGTAACATTACCCCATAATGCGTCATAATTTAAAATTGAATATTGGTAAACCGTATCAGTTTCTTGAACGTAAGCTAGCATACCCAATCTTCTTCTACCTGAAGAAATATTATCCGAATTTAATGTAATAAAATCAGGTGAAAATGAAGTACCAGTACCTTTTGTAAAGTTAATAGGTATTGTGTTAGCAGATAATTGGATGTTTGAAGGATAAGTTGCCGCAGTTAGTGTTAATCCTAAGTCATGCAAATTATAAACCTCCATGTAACCACCCGTCTGTAATACAGAGAAATTAGTACCAAACGTACTAGTTCTTACAACACTATTAGGCCCTGCAAGCTGTGATGACGATAAGGGGTTTTTATACGGAAATGACATATGTTATTATATTATTTTTAATTATGTTATTATGATTTAGTGTCTCCTTTAACCCAAAATGTTGTGGTTAATGGTACTCCTGATGGTTCAGAATACAATTCGTTCATCCATAAAACTCTGTAAGTTCCTGAAGGAATTGCACATCCACTTGGTACCGTTACGTTAATACCAGCATTTGTTGCATCTGGTACACCATCATTAATAACTGATGTTGAACAAGGACTACCAAAGCCAACGTCAAGAGTCAAATTATTAAGAGTTCCTCCAACACCTGTTAATGGTACCCAAACTGTGTACGTATACTGTATTGTAGGTTCAACTTGAGCCGTTGTAACTTGTATACTACCAAAAGTATATTGATTTTGTGGGCATCCGTAGCTATCTACACCAGCACCTGACGATTGTCTAATTGCGCCAGCCAATGAAGTAACATTTGTTTTAAAATTACCTGAATTACCTGTCCATCCTGGATATCTAGCATAAATTGCCAAATCAGTTGCATAGTTTACACCTGCAGGAGTACCACTGTTACCCCATCCAAAGAATGAAATAGCACCAGTATCAAACATAAATTGACCTAAATTATTTAATGACGTACTGTCTTGTGGTTCAGGGAATAAGTAAGCACTGAACGTAGCAGGCGCAGGACTTGAAGTTATACTTGGAGTAACTGTTGGTGTTGGTGTATGACTTGGTGTTTGCGTTGGAGATAATCCTGGTGTTGGTGTATTGGTTGGTGTCGCAGTATTTGTTGGAGTTTGAGTTGGTGTTACACTATTTGGCGTTGAGGTCGGTGTTGTACTTGGAGTTGGTGTTGGAGTTGCACATTGTAAATTAACAACAACACCATTTATCATTTCTGTTCTTGTTTGAGCGGAATAATATATAACACTATCAACATAAACATTGAATGGTCCTATTGCGTTTGAGTTAGAATCTAATCTAACAATGTAGGATGTACAACCTGTAACTGTTAATTGTTGTTCAATTTCAGTTCCACATCCAGGGGCGTTATTTGTTACTAATATAGAATATGTTGACATCAGATGTTTTTTATTAAATAAATACTTCAACTATCTTATTTAAGTAAAAAATAAAAAACTATTATTCTTAGTCTGACGTTGTAATTGAAAATGAACAGGTTGAGTTTTCTATATTCATATTAACCACACAAGAGGTTAATTGAATTGTGATTTGGAAAGAACATCCGTAAGTACAATCTAAAATTTTAAAGACACTACAATTATTAGCATCCGTTAATAATATCATGATTTCAGGTGCGGTTTCAAATATTGAAGGTATTGTTGAATTATATTCAACTGTGGGAGGTACTGGACCTGAATTAATAGTTCCAAGCAATGATTGATTATTTCCATAAACATCTGCTATGTAAACATTAATTGGGTAAGTTCCCCCTGATATGTTAGATATTCTTACTTGTATCATGATAAACAAATTATGTCATAAACAATTACTAACTCAACAATGATTTCTTGACCATTTAATGAATCGTTACCCGCACTTGTTGTAATAATTATTTGGTTATTTAAGGCATCTATGGTTACATTACCAATACCAGGAATTGATTCCAATAAACTAACAACCGTATCATAGTATAAGTTATCACTTGGAGCGGTAACTAAAGATGTTGATGTAAAGAAAGTTTGACTTGTTGTTAATCCTAAAGGATTAACCGAAACTTTAACACTAAATGTTGCAGAAATTAAATTACAATTTGTATTACCTGAAATTAAATCGTCGTAACCCTCATTTAACATTTGTAATAAACCGTATTTAGTTTGTGATTGTATATTAAATGTTTCAGAGCCCATAACATAAGTTTGGTATGAAACATATAATTCACTACAATTAATATTTGTTGTTCTAGTTAAAGAACATCCGTTGTCATCAATAACAGTTAAACTATAAGTTCCTCCTGATAATCCTTGGACTTGTATTTGTTGTGGATTACCCGCAACATTACTTGACCAATTGTAAGTGTATGGCGGAGTACCTGATGAAATAAATGCAGTTAGTGTTCCGTCAGAACCTGTACCACATGAAGTACTATATAATGTGTAATCTAACGATGGACTTGAATCGACATATATTTGTTTTGTTTGAGTACATCCTGTTGAATCCGAAACAGTTATTGTATGTTGACCTGCAGAAACATTATTAAATGTAATTGCCGATAAATTTGTATTGTAAACGTCTATTAATCCATCTAAAGAATAATTGAATGGAGCAGAACCACCTTGTGATTTGGTAACTAAAACAGTACCATTAGATATATTACATGTTGTTCCTGTAATATCTGTTGATATTGTAAAAGTATCTGTCGCGTATAATGTTACCTCATCAAAGTAAGAACAATTTGTTGAGTCTTGAACCGCAACCCCATAAGTCCCTGAATATAAATTTGGAAATAATTGAGTTGTTTGATTATTACTAACATTCAACACATTCCCATCAGGATAAATTAAAGTATAAGTGTATGGTGACGAACCTCCAAGGACTGAAACGGTTATTGAACCACCATTACTTGAACATGTAGAACCTTTAGTTCCAATATTAACCGATGTAATTCCATTTGGAGTACTTAGTGTTGTTCCCGCAACAAATGTACATAATGCTGCGTCTGTAACTTGGATTGTATATGTACCTGGCGATAATCCTGATAATGACCACGATGTCCCATATTGAATTACAACGTCTCCCGTGTTTGCAGAATAATAATATGGTGCAGTACCTCCCGTAATTTGTATTGTTAATACTCCATCCGCAGAAAAACAACTTGGTTGTGTCGTAGTAAAAGACCCAAGACCAACTTGTCCAACATCCACAATTGTTGCGGTTTGAGTATTAGTACAACCGTAACTATCTGTAACATTAACTGAATATGCGCCTGCTGTTAAACCAGTTACTGTGGACCCTGTGGCACTTGTATTCCACAAATAAGTGTATGGTGGCGTTCCTGTTAATCCTGTAACGGTAATTTTACCTACAGGTACACCATTACATCCCGAATTTGGCACCGCATATAACCCATAATTTAAAGTATCTGATTCTTCAACAATAAAACTTTGGCTTTGTCCTGTACATCCACCTAAATCAACGGCTTTCATATAATAAGTTCCCGCAGTAAGACTACCAAAAACTACTGTACCTTGATTTGTTGTCGCCGACATTACAAATGAATCATCTAAACGATAAACATAAAAATCAGTAGAAGAATAATCTGAACTAGAACTACCTGTAACTGAACCATTATTTAGAGAACATGTTGTTCCTTGAACTGCTAAAATATTTGCACACACTCCACTTGAAATGGGTATGTTAATGTAAAATTCATTATTTAATGGTAATGTACTATCATTTACCCTTACTGAATAAGTTGTAGCGCTTAATCCTGTTTTAACTACTGGGTCAACTGTAACAATATCTGGCGATAATACAGGTGATAACCATTGTACTGTATATGGAGACGTACCTCCTGACACAAACAAACTAATTGCACCTGAGTCTGTATTTGAACAATCTCCTGTTACCGATATTCTATAAAAAAGTGACGCAGCTTGCATTAGTTGGTACAGTTAATACTAATATTTATCCCCACATTTAAAATAACCGTCTCTTCAATATTCTGAGGTAAACAATTTAAATTGGTTATCGTTAATTTATTACCATTTAGGTAATATGTGTAGCCATAATCATACAAAGTAGGTAGATAATTAATTAAGGCATTTCTCCATTGGTTATTTAATGGAACATCTGTTAACCCATAACCGTTATAAAAAGTATCTTGGATAAGGATGTCCCCCGCAATTCTTAAATCAACAAACCATTCTGTCTGTACTGAATTTTGATAACAGTCGTTAAGGGTTAGTCCACTTTCCGCTAACATATTATTAACTCTGTTAGCTAAAATGCTACTAAAATTACTAACTTGAATGTCTCCATTTAACCATGGATAAATATAAAAATCAACATACTCCGTACTACATGTATAATCAAAAATGTTTGATATAATATAACAAGGGTCAACAGGAACTGGTATAAATTGACAACCTCTTTGTCTTCTATAAACAAATTTTTGTTTATTAAAAATTGAGTTCTCTAATCTTACTCCGCCATTCCATATTGTAGTTGCAGGTAACATTTGTTCAATCAATTTAGTCCAATAAGGTCCAATACCATTAACATAATCAATTAACTTTTGGTATGTGTATTTGTTATTTGGTAATCCAACAGTTTGTTCTGACTCAATATACTTCCAAAAAATAGATTGTAGTGTTGGATACCCACCTGTTTTACCATCTGAAATATATTGTCTATTTCTGGTGTTAATCATGTTTTGCCAAAAAGTTTGTGTAAATTCAAAAAATGTTTTTTTCTTTGGTTGTGGGTCAACATAAGTCCAATCAACTCCACCTGGTACAGGATAACCAACAGTTAATCCTGATTCAGGAATTGGATAATCATATCTTCTTGATTGGTCCCAAACATCGTAAACAAGTCCTTGAGCAGGATTTAAAAATAAATCAACATTTTTAACGTTTAACACTAACTTTTCATTATCAACATAATAATAAGCATTGTAATCTCCTTGAGTTGATACTCTTATTTTTTCATCGTCCGCTAACCAAGATTTATTATTATCAACAACTTTTTGAAGTTTAAACCCTTCATTCATATATGGGAAATCTCTAAATCTATTCAAATATGTTTGACCATAAGTAAAAGGAGTTAATTGTGTTTGTATATCAAAATTTTGTCCTGTATAAACATTTCCTGTAAGTTGTACTTGGTCGGGACTTCTATGTGATGGTGTTGTTTCATACCAACCAGCCCCTATTTGAAAGAAATACGTTTCAGTGTTAACAGGAGCTTTAGGATAACCTTCAAAATCCATAGGATAATCCTCTAATGTAATATTAGTATCTTGGTATGTTGAGGTAGCAGTAAATGCAGTAAATAACTGTCCTTTAATTTTATAAGTCTGACCCGTTAAATAACTTGGAGATTCTTGAGCATATGTACCTCCTGAAATTTGAGTCCATTGATTGTAAAATTGGTCAAGATTAATTTTTTGGTCCGCCAAATAAATGTGTTCATTATATTCTATTAATGAATCAGGTGCCCCTATTAATCTTAATAAGAATTCAACCGACCTTCTCGTTCCTTTTGATTTAAAAAGATATGACGCGTTTAGAATTAAATTTCTATAGTAAGCATAATTTAATTCAGTTGGAGTTAAAGCCCTTGCATATCCAGGATATGTTGGAGTTGATGTATTACCAAAAACTGAAGATAAAAAATCTTCATTTGTTATTGGCGAAAAGTTTGATGACCAACCCAAAGTTCGTGCAAGATTAACTAACAACTCAGATGGTATGTCGTTTGACGGATTATAGTTCACAGAATTCATGTAAGCCAACGCATCAATGAATTGTTTTATTTGGTCAAAACTTCTACCGTATATTTGAAATATCTTTTCAACTTTTTGACCTAAAGTATCAAATTCTTTTAATGAATCCGTAACTAAAAATCTTGAAATTAAATTTGTTTTAAATGAATCAAGATTAATCGCAATCGCTTGAATTTGTTCCAAGTAATAGTCAAATAAAAATGATTTGATATCTAAGTTCCATACACCATCTTTTGGCCAAGTTACTTGTTGATATTCGGTGTATATTTGGCCATATTCATTTTGTTGTGGTACTTGAAATACCGCAGTATATTCAGGTCTAACTAATCTGTTAACTAAAAATTTCTCAACTTCATCAAATGACTCTTGAAAAATTTTATCAACAATATAATCATTTGGTCTTATTTGAAAGTCCTCATTAGATGTTGTTGCGGTTGCACCAAAAGGGTCTCCTGACACATAAAAAGTAAGTTCACCTGAAGATAATGTATCTGAAGGTGTAAAGGCAAGAACTTTGTATATATTATCATTAATACTAATACAATAGTCCAAATATGTCTCATTAATATTTCTATAATTGGACACAACTAATTCTCTGATAGATAAATTAGTCGAAGCACTAACAGAATAATCTATATCAAAAGGGTTATTAATCCTATCAACACTAACTTTAAAATATGTTTCATCACTTTGTACATCATATACAATGTTGTATGCAGTATTACCCGTAACATAATCACCGTTACTAAATTGAACGTCTAAAGACGCTGGGAAATAATTAATGATTCTTGTAATAGAAACTCTAAATCTTTCAGATAATGAACCATACATTGAGAAATTTAAAACTTGTGATACATCATAATTAGGGTAAACTCTAAATTGTGTTGCAAGTATTCTTCTACTCTCTTCTAAACTTTCAACATCCATCATGTCCAAAGTCATTGGCTCTGAAAAAGCACCAACATTAAAAGTCCTATTAACTTTTTCAGTTACTCCTGTAGTAAACTCAAAATTACCTTGCGTAAGTCCTCCACCCTCAACAGTTTGTAACCCTACAATGTTGTCGGAAAAGGTACCAGAACCGTTACCAGGTCTAGGCGGGTAAAAATATTTACTTTTAGATTTTGCCATTAACTAGTTATATTTGTGAAGTTTTTACTGAAATCAATATTATTTCCTCTACTTTGTCTAACCTCATAAAGCAACGCGTTAAATTGGTCTCTAATTTCATATAAGTTGTATTGTCTGTATATGTTATTTTGAGAATCGTAAATTGTGTAGATACCATCATCAATAGATTTGGTTTGATTACCGTAAAGTGCAATAGCAAGAGACGATACATCGTATTCTACCATTTCAATCTCCAATGTAATTGGATTAAAAAATGTGTTTGAAATAATAATATTTTGATTTGGTTGCCCAATATAAGGTGTTGCGTTTGGCTTATTAGTTGGTGAAGATGAAGGTGAAAGAGTTAAAAATATTAAATTAGAATCTCCATCAACATATCTATATCTTATTGATTTTTGAGTTGTATTAACCTCATTAGTTACAACTGGCTCGCAAAAGAAAGATGACGTAACCACTCTAAAAAAGTTAGGTATTTTAGAACCGTCGGCATTTAAATACTCAATTCTAAATCCTACAAGTCCTTGAGGAACGAATTTGTTTTGATATTGAGTTGGTACATTTGTAATATCAATAACAATTCCTTTTACGTTAGGTAATGCGCTTAAAACACCACAATCTGTAATTACAGTTCTAATTTGTGCGGGTCTTAAATATAATGTATAAATCCCAAGAGCATTAAATTGTTCTGCAGGTAATGTTAAGTTATATAAACCACCTAAAACCTCAACACCAGCATTTCCGCCTGTCTGAGTATTATTAAAATATGGTTTAAGTACTGTTTGAGCATCAAGTTGTGTTAAGACAAAATTGTCCGTTACATCCCTTGAAGGTGTGTAATTCATTATTATTTGTACGTCCTCAGGTGAAACATCACTTGGTCGTATTGTGCCGTATGAACCGATTGCCATAGTTTCTTTATCTTATAAATAGTTTAGTTCTTTTTTTCAACATTAAAAAATCCATATCCGTAATTAATCATGTCCCCAAGATTATCAACCTCACCTAATCTTTGAACTCTTTCGTATGCAGAATTTTTTCCTCTCTCCACAAAAACATTAGTTTGAATTTGTGGTTGGTCAACAACATTAATTAAAACCTCTTCTTTAGTAATAGGTCTTTGACTTAAGTTATTTTCAGTAAATCCTGATGATTGTCCAAAAAATATTGTTGTTCCGTCAATATAATCATAGTAATCAACTAAATTAATTGTATAGGCAGTATAGGTTGTTGCTGTGTTTGTTATCGCGCCCCATATCTGACCATTCTTAATTACAGGAACACCAACTTGATATTTTGGTGTACCATATAACGCAAGTTCAGTAATTCTTGATTTAGTTAACCCTGATACTGTAAATGGTACCGTTGTGAAATTGTTTGAAGTTTGGGCCGACACCTCATTAACCGCATCCCCCGAAAATATGTAGTTATAACTAATAGGAGTTTCTAACCAATTACCACCTGCAGGAATAAAAAATGCCTCTCCATTTGGATTGTTAATCACAACATCACTATATGGTGTCGTAATAACTTTAGAAACTCTTGTAATTCCCCATGGATTTGTTTGTTCTAATGTTATAGTATATTTTTTATTTGCAGTTGGGTAAGTATGGTTTAATGAGTTTGGTGCATATGTTGTAATGGTTTGTTTTGGTGAACCATCCCCCCAATCTACTTTATAGGCAGATAAATCAAGAAATTTTTGAAATTCACTTGATGTATTATAAATGTTATATACATAAGGATTTGAAGTTGTTGATGAAAATATAAAATTAGCAACAACATCTTTCTGTAAAACCGCCCCATCAAAAGGACTAAAGTATCCTACATCAACTGCGGTTTGTCTAATTAAAATTGGTATGGTTAGTCCTGACAATAGTGAACTACCATTAGGACCTGCGGTCAGCACTTGGGTCATACCAGAGTAAACCCCTGTCGTTTCACCAGTATATGATGGTCCAACATTTTGACCCTTCATATTAACAGTAAACAAATCACCCTTAATTGTTTCGGGGGAAATTATTATATTATAAAAATCTTCCATTATTGTGGGTTAACATATTCATACCATTTTATGGGTACTATCGCCCCCGCTCTTTGGTCAAATGAATCATAAATATGTTGATTTTGATTCATATTAAAAACTTGATAATTGTGTTTTTCATAATCCAATTGAACTCTATAATAAAAGAATTGTGTTGAATCAAAACTATATTTGTTACCTGAAATAGATGACTGTGGCATATTCATCATCTTAGTAAAACGACCAGTCTTTGCGTCATAAAATTTGGCGGTCATAAAAAAAGTACTAATGTCTAAAAAATTTCTTTTCTTTAACCAATAAAGAAAAAATCCTTCTTTATCCCCAACATAATCTAAAATAAAATATGGTTTCTTAATAGTCACAGGTGTTGTCTGCATGATTGCATCCATTTTTAAACCTTGTTGTGTTGGAATAATAATTGTTATATAGTTTTTCTGTCTTTTTTCATCAACATTATCATACAAATCCAATTTAAAGAACGAATTTGTAAAATTGTTTGTGTAATAATAAATCTCTTGTGTGGTAAAACCTTCCATCTGATAGTTAGATTTCCAATTTGCAACATCATTTAAAGAACCTCCTGAATAAAAATTAAATTCATATTGAATGTCGGTCGCTTGAGTTGCCCCTGTTTGAGGTGCATGTGAAAACCTAGTAACTTCAAAGTCCCTACCAACACCAATTACTTGAGTAATCATTTCACTCTCATACTCGTCAATACTTTGGTCTAACCCTAAGTAATCCCAAGTAAATTGGACAGGGATTGTAAGTTGTTTGTCTACAAATCCGTCTTTTCTTATAGTTAGTTTATTCACACTCATCAATCAATGGTTTAACAGGGTAATCCACTCCAAGTAAATCAGAGTTATAGTTTAGTCCTTCAGGTATTAATCTAAAAATAACTTCCTTGAAAGGATATTGGGCACTGTTTAAAAATGGATAATCAACCCCTCTACCAAGATTATCTTTAAACCCATATGAATATATATCTCTCCATCTAAATTGTTGGTCAGATGTTGAATAAAATGAATAACTTGGAACTTGGTCAACAAATCCGACATCACCCGTTTCAATATAATCAGAGAATACTCTAATTGTCATTGAGTGATGTGGTTCATAATAAAAACCAGGTGTGTTAGTTGAATAAACGTCAGTTGTTTGGAAGATATCTTGATTATAATTCAACTTTTGAAAATACGGTGAGATTACTCTTTCCACCTGTTCATAGTCATTCCACTCACAAAAATCCCCGTCAATTAAATCTCCAGATTTTAAATCTTGGTTATAGTAGAAAGTTTTAGTATTACCACTAACATCAGTTAAAGTGTAATTGTATGTCGGTATACTAGTATCTGATAACGGATTTGTTAAATCCCACCAAAAATTTGAAAGTTTGGTTAGATTAAACCCCCAACCTTGTTTTAAACCTATACCATTATTTGGTTGATTAAAATATCCCGTAAAACCTCTATTGATTACCGTTAAAAATAATTCACTTACAGGTCGTTTTTGATTATCTAAAATATTATTTAAATCTAAATCATAATTAACTGTAACGTTATAAGAGTTACTACTTGTTTTTTGCGAAACTCTTGAGATATAGTTTGGGGTTATTGAACTGTATTCAAATTTTCTTTCTTCATTAAATACATTTTTTTCAAAACCGTTTTTAACCATGATACAATCATCAACATTAGTAAGAATTTTATGTTCTCTAATATAATATTTTGATGTTGTCTCTAATAAATTGTCAGGATTAATAACTCTTTTAAATGTACCAGTAACATTATTGGCAAACGTAGTTCCTGTGTACCCAACATTATATAAATTAAAAATATATTTTTCACTATCAAATAATCCGTTACCCAGTGAATAAACTTGGAATAAATTGTTTCCGTTATATTTGAAAGATAGTTCAACATACTCGCCAACAGTTAACCCATGTGGTGCAATACATTGGAATCCAATAACATTATTACCATTTTCTGTTGAATTTTTAATTGAGAACGCAATACCAGTTGAAGCCGTCCACACATAACTTGTATTATTTAAAACATATGATAATTGTTTTGTATAATTGTTTTCAGAGGCGTAACTAACGTAGTAAGTCCAATTGTAGGTATAAGCACTCTTAGCTCTATATTCAACATGTTGGTCATCAATATATGGTCTATAAAAATCAAACTCATAGTATTGAGGGAATCCTTTCCAAATATTACTAACACTTGACTGTTCAGGATTCACATAAAATAAATTGTTTTTAAATGGAACATATTGAGTTGTACCTGAATAGGTATTACCATATAAATAATTAATTTTAAATGTTGGTCTAAAAACAGTACTAGCTTGTCTTTCGTCATCAAATACTTGAGCCAAACTAATACTTTGACTTCTATCATATTCAACCATTTGTTGACTTTGTTGTTCTAAAGAGATATTAATTTCTTGGTCAACAGCAGGTGCCGATTTATACTCCTGACTACTTGGTATTATTGTAAACTTATTCATCTACTGAGTATTTTGTTTTAAATTTATCTAAAGCAGTTTCCCCTTTAATTAATCCAAAATAGAAATGATTAGGAGCACTAACTAAAAACTTTTCAGGATAAGTACCAGCATAATATGAATATCTCATCACAGGTGGATTACCTGATGGTGTAACACCAAATCCAATACTGGTATAGAATACCGTAGTTCCAACATTATTACCTGTGCGTAATACATGTTCACAATCATAATACGAATAGTTACCATTTGTAGTACCCTCATAACAAGGACCTACGTTGTATATATAACCTCTTTCATATATGTCACTTACTTGAGTATTTGAACCAATGAAATAAGTTGGACTATTAATGTTTCTCCTATCTAAAGATTGATAGTAGTATCCGAAAATACCTGTATTATTAATATCCGCCGACTGATTTGTCTTCCAATTATTATCTTGTGAACCAAAAATACTTTGGATTCCAGGTTGTTTTAATTGCCATTGGTAGAATGGAACATATTGTGATTTAATACCATAAGGGTATGTTATCGCATTTGCATTGTTGGATGGTCTAAAATCAATAACACCAGGACTTAAATAATCTTTATTCTGTAAATCAACTGTTGTTGAAGAGAAGAAAATACCCATAGTAGGATTATCTAATCCACCTAAAATAACCACAGGGTCATCTGAAGTACCGTACACACTATAAAACTCAGGTGAAAATGGTATTACCCCATACTCAGAATTTATTGACATACTTTGAGCTAAATCGCCATCAATTCTTAATTTTGGTCTACTAAATAATTGATTTAAACTATTATTAAGTCCTGATATAATCTTTTTTAAAAATCCTTCATCCGTGATTCTTGAAATAACAAATAAATTAACCAAATCAGATGTATCTGAATAACTTGTCGGTGCCAAGCTTTTCATAATATACCCCTTAGCAGATGGGTCAAAAATTATTTCTTGATAGAAATCATCTTTAATACCTAAATTAACAATTGTTGTTGGGAACAATAGGTTTCTACTGTTTACAGGGTCTTCCAATCCTGAAACAGGTCTTCCAATAAACCTCTGAGACGTTGAACCCGAATAATAAGGTGAGCTTCTATAATAGAAATTATTTGTTTTTTCATCAAAATATATTAACTCTTTCGCAAACTCTGGAGGTAATGGTTTATTTTGGGAATCAAAATAAGTATCAACTTGTATTGGGAATGTATATAATGAACCATTAACCCAATTGTTTGTAAATGATTGTGATAGTACTCCTCTACATAAACCATAATAAAATCTAAATCTATATCCCCATTCAGCGAATGTATTCAAATCTTGTTTTAAATCAGTTAGTGGTCTATTCATCATAACATAACAACCATTTTCAACAGTATCTTCAGATTGACAACCTGATGAAACTCCAAAATTAGTACCATTACCACTATAACAAGTTAAACCAACCATGTTTTCACAAGTGTTCATCGTTCTTAACACATTTTGAGCCGCTAATTGTCCCTCAATATTTGGTGTTACCTGTGAACCACCAGTACTATTTCCTGGTGATGTAGCACTAAAACCATTTTCAGTGATTAAATACATCGCAAACCCTAAATTTTGTTGTAATAAACTAACACTACCATTAAGGTCTCCACCATTATCAATATAATCTGATGAAGGTAATCTATCGGTTCTCATAACATTCTTAGTTGGATTGGTAATGTTCAACGCACTTGTGCCTGTTAGTGTTGGATACAATATAGGACTAAAATAAAGACCGTTTGGTGGACCTTCAACATAATAATAATCACATATATTACAATTAAAAGAAAAGAACGATTTTTTACACTTATGGTACCAGTTTAATACATCATAGTCAAGTATTGCCGCACCTGATAAATCTTCAGATAAATCATATGAACTATCGGAAATTGCTGGATTATAAAAACCAATGGTTGGTCCTGGCATGTGAGAATAATTAGTATTATAAAGATTATTATTTTTACTTACAACTCCATATGAAGAACCAATTGGTATTGTATTAACATAATTGTTAGAATAAAATGTACCGTAATTTTTAGTTGTAACTTTTCTGTATGGCGTTTTTGCATCTAAAGCCCCATAATATCCAACATTACTTGTGGTATATGATGAAAATTGCAACCCTGGTGTTGCTGAACCTGCAAAGCCTGGAGTGTACACATATGATGGATGATATATATTATCTTGATTGTCATGTTGCTGTACTGACGTATATGAACCTGTAGGTAATTTTTGAATAGGAATATTCATCCTAGTTGATGCAGTGAAAACAACATCATTTTCATTTGCATGTCCTAATATTTTACCAATACCATATTTGTTAGTTAACTTCTGAGAATATGGGTCAACACCTCTTTGTAAAATTAATATTTTTTGGTCGCTAAAATCCGCGTAAGTGGATGTTTGTAACTGATTAGTATAATTATATTTCCACCCAAATTTATCTCCGTCACATGTTGCCTCATAAAAAACACTGATTTGATTTAACGAATTTAAAGTTGACCATATACTAGTACCAGAACCTAAATTTGGTATTGAATATTGTGTGACTCCAGCAACCACTGTTTTTGTTATTGTAATTGCCGTTAATACTTGAAAATATTCAATGTCTGATGGGTATGCATATCTTTGACAAGTATCTCCACTACCTGTTATATCATATGATGCGGTACCCGCTAACGTTGAAATATTAATACAATCATTATTAACAATTGAAAATGGTCCTAAAGTTGTCGCAGTTAGAGTCACTTTAACAGTACTACAAGTATTATAAGTTACAGTACCAGAATTTGTAATGTTTAATGTAATACTATCAACACATGTTGTTTCTCCAGTTGGAATTAAATATGTTGTTACTAAATTAGTATTTTGACTTGGGTTATTTGGGTCAGCATAATTAACACTAGCAGTAAATGCGCTAACTTTTATTTTACCGTTAATACTATTTTGTATTGTTCCTCCACCTGTTTGACCACTCCATCTATAATTTTTATCAGTAGTATTAGTGGGACTAACAAAACTAAGTAAGGTACCAGGTTCAAAATCAAAACCAGTTAACATTGTCAATGTATTATCAAAGTGATGTGCAGTGTTTTGATTTGATGCAAAGGTTACTTTTATTCTATTTACACCATCAAAATATTTTTTTCTGGTATTATAAACATTAATTCTTTCTCCTGGTGGTAAAGTATTTGAAAATGCAAATTGTTTATCGTTACTGGGGTAAGTACCTATTTGTGATACAGGTACTTTAAATTTTCTAGGATTACTAGCGTTAGCCGAATAACCAGCAAGTGCTTGTGATTTAATTAGAACACTAACTTGATTAATAGTATCATAATCAGGGTCAGTTGTTGGTGTTGAAGTTGTATCTTCTTCGTAAGTTAATAAGTTATCATAATATAATCCAGAATTTGACAATTGGGAAAGAGCTCCTGCAGATGGTACTATGTCATCAGGACCATTACCACCAGGTCCTGTAGTTTCCGAAGTACACTCACACGCTTGACAATCGGGATATGTTAACATTGGTAATTTAACTCTACCAAATCTATATTTCACCAATTCAGTAAAGTTTGTTAACATATAAATCGCCGCAGCTAACCATAAAGCTCCTTTAACCGCAAATGAGAAGATTAACCCTAATGCTGGCCATGAAGTTGCCGCAGCAATAAAATTTTGGGCGGATTCTCTAAACGCCAAATAAATAAGATATATTAATATTGGTACTGCAAAATTATTCCATAACCAAGCTAAAAATTCAAAAACAATTAAAAGAGGTACTCCAATAATTTGTATTACTGTAAAAATAATTGAGAATATGAAATATAGTAAATCAAAATTTCGGAACCCTTCATTAACAGGGAATTTGTTTACAGTACTTTCACAATCTTGACTATCAATTTCTTTAATCCCAATGAATCTACCTCTACCACCATTTTTAAATTCATCAATTAATCCTGATACAGTATAAACTCTATTATACTCAAATTGATAAAATGTATCATCACAATTTATAGCTGCTTGAGTATTTGTATATCCAGTCCAATCAAGTCCAAAATAATAAGAGCCAGCAAGTTTTATCCCATTTGGTGATGACGTTGAGTCGTAATTTGGGTCAGACAATGTATTAGACCAACCATATTCTCTAACATTTGGTACCAAATAATAGGCTCTTCTTGTTTGTTCTGTAATACTTGGAGGTTGAGCCCATTTAATTTTAAATCTATATTTGGCTTTAGTTGGTATACCAACTGTTGGGTCATTTGATAATACTTTTTCACCAAATTCATTGGTGATATAATAATCCAAATTCATTGGTAGTTCAGTTAACCAAACACCATTACCGTCAATAATATTACCCGACTGTTCTAATTGGTATTGTTCTAATACTGGCTTACCTGTAGTGTCTTGATAAATTGTTTGTCTGATTGCAAGTATTTGACCAGGTCCTGTAGATAAATTACATAGATTACCCATGTCATCAGGTGGTCTAGCATTTCGTCTAACTCTAAAACTATCTGGTGTTGAGTATATTGAACCCATAAAAACAGATGTAGGTTGTATATCAATATTTGCCTCATCTCTCAAATCAAAATCAAGTCTGTTAATAGCAATATCACAAACTTGTTGTTCTCCCCAAAGTGGAGATATCTCCAAATTTTTAACTAAGTTAACTAACTGAGGTAGGGAATTTAAATTGTTTGAAGTTCTAAAACGATTACCCGCAACTTGTCCTTCAGTTGCAAGACCCATCCTAATTAAATCTTGTGGTGTTAGTGAAAACTCACCAATGTCTGATAAGTCAACATCCATAACTACGGTTTGATACCCTAATGGTACACCTAAAATCATATAGTCACCACTGTCATTTGTTTTTGCGGTTAACCTATAATATTTGTCATATATTTCAATTGCGGTATTACCTGTTAAAGCATCTAATCTTGTTGGTAATGTACCTGTGGCTGCGTGGGTTGAATAAGATTGTTCGTAAGGTAATAAATTATATCTATACCCATCTTCATTCTTATCTGTCGGAGATTTGTATGGATATATACTTGAAATTAAAGGGTTAGATTCATCAACCGATTCTATTGGTATGAATATAGATACTCTTGCATTTGGTAATCCAAATCCATTGTTTGCAGTAACTCTTCCTACTAGTACACCGTAGTCCGCACAACTTCTTGTGTACACATCTGATTGTTGAAGTTTTAAAGATAAAATCTCTAATTCTTCAAATTCTTGGTCTAGTTGTACATTTATTGTTTTGTTGACCCCTAATTCAGTTCTAATTCTATACGATTGACCCATTAATCTCTTTAGTTAATAAATAGTTTATGTATAACTTTTACAGTTAATCCACACCATTAAATAATAAACCAAAGAAAAAATAAATAAACTTGTTACGAAAAAGTAACTGATTGGAAATTTTTTACCGACACTCTAATGTCTTTACCTGGGTATCTGATTTGGTAAACTTGAGATGGTTGAGCAAAGATGGTATCATCAACAGGCCCTATTAATTTTGTCTCCTCATTTGTATAAACCATAGAAGTTTCTGCCGAAGAGTATTGACCTCCAACTTCATTAAACACATCTAATCCTGCAACTGTTAATACCCCATTAGTATTCTGAACAATACTTCTAAGTTCAGAAAGGTATACATTTTGACCCAACTCTCTCGTTTGTGGGTTAAAGTAAGCAGAAATCTTATCAACAACACTTGATATAACTTGTCCTGAGTTTTGAGCAGAATCTAACACAATTGAAATATCTACACTTAAGTCAATAACCTCAGCACTGAATATTGAAATATAGTCATTCATCATTCTATAGTTTGATAAATAATTTGCAATATTTTGTCTTAATGTGTTTGAAACAATGTTTGTTAATTTACCTGAAGTATCATAAGATAATATTTGAATTAAAATCTTATTGTCATTTTCAGTGATTGATACCTTTGCAGGTGCCCCGAATTGAGCTGGCATGTTTCTAATAATTGATTCGTAATCTTGTACTGTTACCGCTCTTTTTTGTGCTGCAAAGTTAAATGATACATAATTCCTAATTTCTTCTAATGAAGGAACTCCCGCACCTCCAACCGCTGCAGTTACGTTAACACATCTCAATGAATTAACCACCGCAGAGTTTGTTGTCTCTGACGGTCCATTAACAAAAAATGAAACGGTACCAATTTGGTTAATTACGTTTGTTCCTAAGTTTGTCGCTAATCCACCACCAATTCTATATTGAATAAATAAAGTTGAGTTTGGTGCTAACGTAGAACCTAATGAAAAATTATTTGAGTATTTTTGTAACTCTAATGTTGTACCTAAAGTTGTAAATTGATTTAATTGGTCTTGTGCAGTGTTTGTACCTCCACCAAATGTCATCTTTTTAAAACCTTCAGGAGTATACTCAGTAATGAATCTATTTTGTGTTTGAATATACCTACCAACTTTAATACCTGGTTGGTCTGAAACTTTTGTTGGGTCTTCAATGAAAACTCTATCTTCAGCTAAGGCATCTACTTCATACCATCTATTCTCCGCACCTAAAAATTCAGCTGTTGTAGGTGTATTTGTATATTGAGTTCCATTCTTTAACAAAACGCTTGTAATACCTAACACATTTTTTTCAGGTAAAAATAATTCAAAGAAAGGTTTTACATCATTTGCACCAATAACTCTTTTGAATACTTTAGTTATCCCGTTAACAACAACTTCTCTTTTAGTAATAGTATAATTAACTAATACATTATTAGCATTAAAATTTGGTATTTTTAATCTATTAGGAAAACCTTGTGCATTATATGGGGACGCAAAATCAATATCATAAACATTTTCAAAAACAACTCCAGCCCCAACAACTTGCGAACCTCTTAATAAAGTTCCAAGATATCTTTCATCTTCTTTATCACCATATGCTGGTACAGTAATAGAAAAATCAACTAATGAAACTGATGGTCTTTGACCTGGTAATTTTAAACCATAAGTTCTAGCTATATTATAAATTGAAGACCTTTGTTGAGCATATTGTAAAACAGTCTCTTGAATACTTCTATCAATATTATAATTTAAGTTATCTGCAACCGCAGCATTTAAATCTAAAAATACCGAAAACACCGAAGCGTCATTAAAATCTTGAATTAAATCAGGATAGTAAGTTTTAGCATAATTTAAGAGTTCAGTTCTAATTGACTGATAATCTCTAGTAGTGTATGATATTTTGTTATTTGCCATTTCTATTAAATATTAATAATCACAAAATCACTCTGAGCATATGTTGAACCATTTGTAGAATAATCTAATCTTATTTTTGCAGTATACTCTGAAGTACCTTTACCAGGGAATCTATAAATTGATGACTCACTAGTTCCAACAGTATTTTGTCCTGTTGCAATGTCAATTTCTTCTTGAGGGTCAGCTGGCGTTATACTTAAACTATTAACTAATAAGTTTGGCATAAAATTCTCAATAGCGTCTCTTATGTCAGATTCAATCGCATTAAATGTTAAACCATCAAAGGGTTCAAAAAGAAATTCATATAATCTTGTACCAAAACCAGGTAAAAAATATCGTGACCCCTTTCTTGTTAACAACAAGTGAACTAAATCAGCTTTAATTTCTTGAGCTTCAAGTTCTGTTAACTCTAAATAATCACCCCTTCTAGAATCTCTAAAAGGAAAATTAATACCGTAAGTAATTCCATCTGCCATACCTATAAATATAATGTCCTAGTTTTTTCTAATAAATAGATTAAAAAACAAAATCCCAACATAGTTGGGATTTTTATTATTATTTATGATGAACATCCAAAACAATCAAATGGACTATCTTCAGGTTTTGTTGTTAACTCAGTAACTTCAAATTTTGGAACTTCAAGTTTAACTTTAGGTTTTTGTATTTTTGACACATCTACCGCCAAATGTTTTGCTCCTGTTGAAATTGCTTTAGTTCTAACATAATAACATAAAGTTTTCAAACCTTTCTCCCATGAATGAAAGTGAGATGAAGTAATCTTAGACAATGTTGGATTAGCCATATAGATATTCATTGATTGAGATTGGTCGATAAATGGAGCTCTATCTGCCGCCATATCAATTAATTCTCTTTGAGATATCTCCCAAATTGTTTTATACTTACTTATCAAATGTTCAGTTCGTTTAACTTTCTTTATATAGTTTTTATCTTCAGTGTCAAGATGGTTATTAAAGTTTATATTCTGAATAGAACCTTCGTTCATAATAATTTCATTCTTTAACTCTTCACTCCAAATACCGATTTTTTCAAAGTCATTAATTAGATACTTGTTTACAATCATAATCTCACCACCAACAACTCGTCTGTTAAATAACGCAGAGTGAGCTGGTTCTGTCATTTCAAATGAACCTGTAATCTTTGCTGAAGATGCAACTGGCATCTGAGCTGTAAATAATGAGTTACAAACACCGTAAGTTTTAACTTCTTCTTTTAAAGAATCCCAATTCCAAAGACCACTTAACCCTTCATAATCTAACCCCCACATATCAAATTGGAATACCCCTTTTGACATTGGTGAACCTTTAAAGTGAGCGTATGGTTTGTGTATCATTATTTTACATAATTCCATACTTTCAGTGATTGCTGCAAAGTATATAGTTTCAAAAATAGTTTTATTTAATTTCTTAGCTTCTTCAGATGTGAAAATGTAATCCATCAAATAAAATACGTCAGCTAAACCTTGAGTACCAATCGCAATTGCTCTTTGGTCCAATCCACCTTTTCTACCTTTTTCAGTTGAGTAACTGTTAATGTCAATAACTTTGTTAAGAGCTCTAACAACTTTTCTAACTTCACTATAAAGTAAATTAAAATCAAACTCACCTTTTTCAATAAAGTTTTTCAACACCATTGAAGATAATGTACAGATTGCCGTAGTATCCTCGTCAGTATATTGGTAAATCTCATTACAAAGGTTTGATTGTTTAATCACACCAATGTTTTGGTGATTTGTTTTCTTATTAGCATTGTCTTTAGAACATAAGTAAGGGACACCTGTCTCAACTTGTGATTCAATAATCTTAGTCCAAATATCTTGAGCCTTAACTTTTTTACCAATACCTAACTCAACAGCTTTGTTATAATTTGTTTCATATTCACTACCGTAACATTCTTGAAGTGGTTTAATGCCAGCTTTAATAATATCGTTAGGGCAGAATAAATACCAATCAGCACTTTCCTTTACTGCTCTCATGAAGTTGTCGGGAATCCAAAGAGCTGTGAATAAATCTCTTGCTCTTAATTCTTCCGCACCTGTGTTCTTTTTGATATCTAACAAGT